AAAATTCTTAGACTGCCTGTAGTAAATATTTGTTTTTTCATGTAACTAATATCTCTTAATTTTTCATAATATATATTTATGTATTTTTCAAAAAATTCTACATAATTAGGATTATTTATACCTCCTATTAATAAGTATGAAAATACACGAGTGAATGAAGTTGCTAGATCTTTCACCTCCCTTTCAGGTAATAGAGCTAATCGAAACCAATCTTCTTCTTCTCTATGTAAACGTAAATTTCGATATTCATATCCTAAAAATTTACGAGGTTGACCTCTACGATATATTTTGAATTTATCTGGATGTATTAGTAAACCATAAAGAGTGAGTTCTAATACTGATAATTGTTTAATGTGGTGTTCATCCATATTCTTAGTTTTAAAAGAATTGTCATCACCAAGAACTGATAAGTCTGACCAATCCATTGACATATATTCCAGAGTGCTTTTTTGAACAACCCAATTTATACAACAATTAATTAACAATGTTAAATAAGTACCACTTGGTATTCCAGATGTTTTTTCGAACACTAGTCCACTTGGTAAAATAAATTGTGTTTCAACCATATCATGTAAAATCCAATTGAATAATCGATCATCTTCAACTGATTCCATATTAATACATTCTTTAAGAACATTCATAACGTCGTAAATTAAGAATTTTCCCCGCATGGTGTCCCAAGCTGAGATATCAACGCTACAAAAGTCGTGATCCGGTTGACGATTAATGTAATTCCAAAGTCGGTGCATACTACCATCACCTGTGATAAAAGGTAGCATTCCTTGATCTTTTTTAAGTACTCGATAGAAGTTGTAAAATAGAGTACATTCTAATAAAACAGTCTCGAATGGTGTTACCCAAACAGGTCTTGTTTTATTGACTTTCTTTTCAGAAAGATGTCCACGCATAGCCAAAGTACAAGGCAATTTGTTTTGGAATCTGTTCCTTTCTATTCGCCATTTCATTTTAAATGCATTTTTAAGAGCAGATGAAACTACTTCTTGCTTCTTTTTTCCGATATGATTATAACCAGCGGATGTATTTAGAGGAACATGTTTTAAAGTTTCATTTAAAGAAATAATATCGTATTTATTTCCATCATTTGCTTTTAGCCACATTGTTTTAAGCTCAGAAAGA